TGGCAGATAATCTTGGACAATATACCTTTTCGCAATCGATCACTAATGCCGACATACTCGAGGCTAATGTCATCCCATCCGGAGTTGCTGCCCTTTCTGGCGGATCAACTTATGTTGGAAATGCAGCTGTTCAATCAGCCGTCTACACAGTTTCAGTTGAAGTCTTCCAAGCCCGACTTGCAGGCGGAGGACAAATTGAAGGAGTAGATTTTACAGCTACACCTTTCAGAATGGGTAGATCATTATTTAACAAATGTGTTGGATTACTTGGCTCATATATTGACACCGAAAGCATGGCTCAATAAATGCCTAATGAAACAATCCTTCAACAGATTCGCACACCTTTAGCGAGTGCATTAGCCACCGTTGCAGGAAATGTTTATGCATTTGTGCCTGAAACAGTTATTCCTCCAGCAGTAGTAGTTGTTCCAGATAGCCCATATCTAGAATTTGAAACGATTAGCAAATCAAACATTCGCGCAAAGATTAATTTTACGATTTCAGTTGCAGTTGCATATAACAGCAATCCTGCATCGCTCGACAATATCGAGCAATTGATAATAAGTGTTCTGGCAGTAATTCCAGTTGGATATATTGTCAGCTCGGTTGAAAGACCGACAGTTACCCAAGTTGGTGCATCAACGCTGCTTATCGCAGATGTTCGAGTATCTACCTACTACACGCAAACAATATAAGGAGAAATCATGGCAACAGTCGTAATTACCGGTCGTGATGTTGGTTTATCTTTCACAGGTGGAACAGATATTCAAGCACAAGCGACCAATGCAGTATTAACAAAAGTAAATGAGCGTCAGGTGTATCAGACACTTGAGGGCGAGGCTTACAAAACCACAAATATTTCAGGAACATTCCAATTGGATATGTTGGCTGACTGGGGCAAAGCAAACTCAGTTTGTGAGGCTCTATGGACTGCTGCTGAAACAGCACCAGATACAGATATCAGCATGACACTTACAGCTGCATCAGGAGCGCAATTTGTGTTTCCAGTAAAGCCAGAGTTTCCAACTGCTGGTGGTGGAGGAATTGATGCACAGGAAGTATCATTCACATTTACAGTATCTAAAGGCGCAGTAACCGAAACCTTTAGTTAAAAAATAAAACGGGAGCAAACAATGAAGTTACCAATTACAATTGAATATAACTCAGGCGAGCAAGCAACATATATTGCCCAACCGCCTGAGTGGGCTAAGTGGGAAAAATCAACTGGTCATACTATAAGCCAAGCAAAAGAAAAACTTGGAATGTGGGATCTGATGTTTTTAGCATACAACGCACACAAGCGTGAAGCTGCTGGAAAACCAGTTAAACCATTTGAGGCTTGGATGGAAACTATTGCCGATGTAATAGTCGGTGATGCAGACCCAAAAGTCATCCAGCAGGAAGCCTAAACAGATTATTGGTTGAATTGGCAATTGCCACACAAATACCAATGAGTGAATGGGTTGATGCAGACGACATATTGACAGCGATAGAGATATTGGAGGCGAGGTATGGCAAGTGAAACCATTGCTTACAGTCGCAATGACATACGCGATATTCTCAAGGCTTTCAAAGTTATGGATGATCAAGCGACTGAGGAAGCAAGAATTCAATCTGCTGCTCTGGCGACATACGCAGCTGAGGAAATTAAAACAGCAGCTAGAGGTCGAACAAAATCAGGCAAGGTTGCGCAGAGAGTTGCAGACGGCGTTAGTATTTCAAAGTCCAGCAAAATCGGTGAGTTCAAATATGGTTTCGCACGACAGAAATTTTCAGGTGGGGCTAACACGCAAACCTTATGGGGTGGTGTTGAGTTTGGATCTAATAAGTTCAAACAGTTCCCTGCATATTCAGGACGACAAGGCAGAGGTTCGCGTGGGTGGTTTATCTATCCAACGCTTCGCAGAATTCAGCCTGAATTGATTAGCAAGTGGGAAGCGGCATACAATCGCATTTTAGATAAGTGGGCATAAGTGGCAAGAGATACCAGAACCCTATCGCTTAAGATCCTTGCGGATATTGATGATCTTAAGAATAAATTAAATCAAGCTGACAATGCCGTTGAAACTAACAGCGAAAAGATTTCAGCATTTGGAAAGAAGGCTGCTGCTGCATTTGCGGTCGCTGCTGCTGCTGCCGTTGCTTATGGCACTAAATTAGCCGTTGATGGGGTCAAGGCTGCAATAGAGGATGAGGCTGCACAACTTAGGTTAGCCAATGCATTACGGACTGCCACAGGTGCTACTAATAACCAAATAAAGGCAACTGAGGATTTTATTCTGCAAACATCTTTAGCAACGGGCGTTGCCGATGACAGTTTACGCCCAGCCATGCAGAGGTTGGCGGTTTCGACAAAAGATACTAGTGAAGCACAAAGACTGTTAAGCCTTGCATTAGATATCTCAAAAGGTAAAGGGATCGAATTAGAAACAGTTGCAAATGCGTTGGGTCGTGCTCAGGATGGCAACACAACTGCTCTTGGTAGATTAGGGCTTGGATTATCTAAAGCCGAACTTTCAACATTATCTTTCACCGAAGTTCAGGCAAAACTATCTGAACTTTATGGTGGCGCAGCAGCTGCAAATGCAGAAACCTTTCAAGGAAAGATTGATCGTCTAAAGGTTGGATTTGATGAGGCTAAGGAAAGTCTAGGAGTTGCATTATTGCCACAGGTTGAAAAGTTTATTACATTCTTAAACGATACCGCTATTCCAGCCTTAAACAATTTTATTGCAGGACTTACAGGTGATGAAGGCTTGACTAACTCACTTGATGAAACTGGCAAAAGTTTTCAAGGCTTTGGCAAATTTGTTGCTTTTACAATTGACAAAATTGGCTCATTTATTGTATTCCTAAGAGAGGCAATTGGATTGGTCGTATCACTTGCTAATGAAATGATAAAAGTTATCAACATTATTCCCGGAGTTAATATTGGTGCAATACCTAACCCAGCACCATCAGCAGGTAGATCATCATTGCCAGCAGTTCCTAGAGGTGGATCAAACTTTACTTATGGCTCAGGCAATCCAGTTAATATTACAGTCAATGCAATAGATGGCGAAGGTGCTGCAAGAGCTGTGGCAGGTGTGCTTAATCAAAGCGCAGCAAGATCAGCAGGATTATTAGTCGGCGGAACAGTAGGCAGATAATGACCGCATGGTCGCCAGATTGGAAACTTACAGTTGCAGGTGTTGATTACACCGACATTGCAATAAGCGATATTCAGCATCAGGCTGGTCGAACAGATATTTACCAGCAACCAAATCCATCTTATTTGCAGATCACATTTGTGGCATTGACTGGTCAAACATTGCCATTTGATATTAACGACAGTTTAAGTCTGCAAGTTAAAAACACATCAGCTGCGTATGTCAATATCTTTGGTGGCGACATAACTGATATTACAGTTAGCGTTGGCGCAACTGGATCTGTTGGAACTGTTATTCAATACACAGTCCTTGCAATGGGATCACTTGTTAAATTAGCAAAAGAATTGTATTCCAGCACAATCTCACAAGATGAGGATGGCAATCAAATCTATGATTTATTGTCTAGCGTATTACTTGGAACTTGGAATGATGTGCCAGCAGCTTCTACATGGGCAACCTATGATGCAACTGAAACATGGGCTAATGCTCAAAATCTAGGACTTGGCGAGATTGACACTCCCGGCTTATATACAATGGAAAACAGAGCAGCGGAAACAGATACCATTTACAACATTGCAAGTCTTATTGCTAACTCAGCATTTGGATATTTATACGAGGACAATGAAGGCAACATCGGATATGCCGATGCAGATCATAGACAGAACTATTTGCTAACTAACGGATATGTGGATCTTGATGCCAATCATGCATTAGGTCAAGGACTAAGCACAATTACTCGATCAGGTGATATTCGCAATGATGTTGCTATCAATTATGGCAACAACTTTGGCTCACAGAAAACAGCCACATCTGCAACATCAATTGCAACCTATGGTTACAAAGCCGAAAGCATAAACTCAGTTCTTCATTCAGCTGTGGATGCTCAAGCTGTGGCAGATCGATACATTGCCCAACGAGCATTTCCATTGCCAGCATTTCAGAGCATCACCTTCCCAATTACAAATCCAGAGATTGACAATAGTGATCGGGATAATCTGCTAGGCGTATTCATGGGACAACCACTTAACCTGCAAAACCTACCTGCACAAATTTCAAGCGGTGAGTTTGAAGGATATGTCGAAGGCTGGTCATGGAGCACTAGGTTTAACGAATTATTTCTGACAGTTAATTTGTCGCCTGTGGCTTATAGTCAAGTGGCGATGCGTTGGAATACTGTGCCAATTGGCGAGGCATGGAACACTTTAAGCGCAACATTGACATGGGAATACGCTACAATCGTAGCCTGAGATAAAGGATAATATGGCAACTACTACTAACTATGGCTGGACTACACCAGATGACACCGCGCTGGTCAAAGATGGCGCAGCTGCTATTCGCACGCTTGGTTCATCTATTGATACAACAACGAAAAACTTAAATCCTGAAACAACTCTTGGCGATTTTGCTTATCGTTCATCAACTGCCAATGTTAAAACAAGATTAGCATTAGGAACTGCAAATCAATTATTACGAGTTAATTCAGGTGCAACAGCTCCAGAATGGGCAACAATTTCAACTGGTGGTAGAACTCTTTTGTCTACAACAACTTTAACAGGCGCATCTACAACTATCTCAAGCATTTCTGGCGATTATATCAATCTGCAACTAATAATTAGACAAATTTTACCTGCATCAGATGATACTAATTTAAGAATAAGGTTAAATAGTGATACGGGTGCAAATCGTCATAGTCAGCGTTCTTGGAATACTGCAAACACAGAAATTAGTTTTGACCAAACGTATGCTGAAATTGCTAAAAATATAGATGATACAGTTGCTACAAGTTTTATTGTAGTAAATTTTTATGATTACGCTAATGCAACTACTTGGAAATATGGAAATTCTAATGCTTTAACAGTTTATGCAAGTGATACAACATTAGCCAGAGTTGATTCAAATCATATAGTTTACAATCAAACAGCAGCTATAACAGCAATTACTTTGTTTATGAGTAGTGGAAATTTAAGTTCAGGCACAGCCTATTTATACGGGGTGAAATAATGACAACTACAAAACCACAGGTTAAAATTGTTAATTGCGAAACTGGTGAGGAAATTATTAGAGATGCCACAAATGCTGAAATAGCACAAATAGCAAAAGATAAAGCAGAAACCGACGCAAGAAAAGTTGAAGCCGAAGCAAAAGAAACCGCTAAAGCAGCAATCCTTGATCGCATTGGTTTAACTGCTGATGAACTTAAAACGATACTTGGCTAATGAAGGCTTGGTTATCTAAAGCTGCTGTTCAGTTAAGAGAGCAAACTGATGATGCCTTCATGGATCGCAGCAGGAAATCTGATGGGTGGATTGGTGATCTTAAACATCAATCTAGAAAATCCGATCACAACCCATTGCCATCAGGTGAAGTATGTGCAATCGACATTGACGCTGGCTTATCTGGTGAACAAGGAATTAGTCATGCTTTGGCAGATCAAATTCGATTGGCAGCAAAATCAGATAAGCGTATTTCTTACATAATTCACGCAGAGAAAATCTGCTCACCAAGATCATTTTGGCGTTGGAAAAAATACAGCGGCATTAACCCACACCACAAACACATCCATATTTCATTCAAACCAAATCAAACAGGCGAGTTCTTTAACATCCCACTACTAGGAGGCAAATAATGAAACTAACTAACAAACACAAAGCAGCAATTAAATCATATCTAAGAGCTGTTGCAGCCTCTGGTATTACTGTGCTTTTAGCAATAGCAGCGGATATCCGACCAGAGTATGCAATTCTGCTTGGTTCAATAGTTGCACCTGTTGCTAAAGCAATTGATCCAAGTTCAGGCAAAGAAGCTGATTATGGACTTAATGCGAAATGACAGTCGAATCTTGGGTCGCTATCGTCGTTGGCGTATGCGCCGTATCAACCAGTTTATTAGTGGGTCTGCGCTTTCTTATTAAATCCTACTTATCTGAACTTAAGCCCAATTCAGGAACATCGATCAAAGACCAAATTTGCAGATTAGAAACTCAAAGTTTGCAATTACAACAGCGTGTTGATGATCTGTTTGTGTTAATCAGTAAGCGATAATTTTGCTATGGCGAACACACGAAAACCTATCAAACGCAAAAAGATCAATCGTCGCGTAGTTCGCCACTCTCCTGATCCAACAAAGATTGATGCGCATTACATTGCGTTGCACGAATGTTATAAAGCAGCTCGTAAAGCAGGATTTACACCAGAGCACGCATTCTGGTTAATGACCGAGCATAAGACTTTTCCTGATTGGGTCGTAGGCGATGGTGGGATTATTCCTTCCATAGATCCAACTGACGATGAGGATGACGATTAAAGCCAATCGTAGATACTTAATTACGCCTGACCTCCAAATTCCTCTGCACCATCCAAAAGCTGTGTCCAACCTGATTAAAATGGCAAGGCGCGAAAAGTTTGATTTTGTATTAAATGTTGGTGATGAAATGGATCTAGGAAGTCAGTCGCGTTGGGCAAAAAATACCAAGTTAGAGTTTGCGGAAACACTTGATGAGGAAAGAAAATTAGGTCAAGAAATTCTTTACGATTTAGGCACGACAGATATAGTCAGATCGAATCATACGGATCGCATCTATCAAACATTGCTTAAAGGTGCGCCATCACTTATTGGATTGCCAGAATTGGCTTATGACAAGTTCATGGATTTCAGCAGCTTAGGAATTAGATTTCATAAAAGAGCCTACGAGTTTGAAAAGGGCTGGCACTTGGCTCATGGCGATGAAGGCAACATGTCTAAGCACGCAGGTATTACAGGGCTTAATTTAGCCAAGAAATGGCATTCTAGCGTGGTTTGTGGGCACTCGCATAGGCAGGGTGCAGTCAGGCATCAAACTGGCTTAAACGGGCGTTATTCAACGATTTGGGGCATCGAGGCAGGACACCTTATGGATATGCGTAAAGCCTCTTATCTCAAATATAATTCAGCGGACTGGAACATGGGCTTCACCGTATTAAGTTTTGGCAATAAAGGACATCAAGTAGAGCTAATCCCAGTTAATCATGATGGCAGTTTCACATACAACCGAAGGACTTATGGGGCTTGAAACCGATTATCGGGATCGTTCGATTGATGATCATATCGATGAATTTGAGGATATTGGCGTTATCTAATCGTTATAAAACACGCCGAAAATAACTAACCGAAGGTCATTGCTTTAGGTCATACTTTATGTATTCCACAACCGCTGTGGATATGTAAGGGAGCGACATGATAGAAACATCAGCAGCTTGGATAGTGCTTTATTGCATTCTCGGCTATTTCATTGGTTGGGGCATTTACTCAACAATTAAAGATAATGCATTCCAGTCAGGTTACTGGAAAGGCCGTAAAGACGGCTATGACATGCACCGCAGGATTACAAATACCAAGCGAGATCAAGTATTTGATTATGACAAGCAGAACTGAACTCCTAGATGAATGCGCAGCAATATTGTCCGCAAGAGGGTCTGTTTATGGCAGCAGCCGAAGCAATCACGAACGGATCAGCGAGCTGTGGTCTGCTTACTATGGAAGTTACATATCGCCTATGCAAGTCAGCCTCATGCAGCTGCTTGTCAAAGTGTCAAGGCTTTCAGAAACTCCAAATCACAAAGATAGTGTTAAAGACATCATTGGTTACGCAGTCATATACCAAGAGCTGCACGACCAATACGAGAATGATTTTGGAGTAAATGATGGGATTTAACTTAGATGATTACGAAGATGTGGCGACTCTAAACAAATGGTTTATTTCTAATTTTCCGTCGGGAAGATCTGATATTTCAGTAATAAGCCATGATCCTGTTAATGGTTACATCTTGGTGCAAGCAACTTTGTGGCGAGATAGCAAAGATGAGCAACCAGCTGTAAGTAACATTGCATTTGGTAGCAGAGAAACTTACATGCCAAATATGAAAAAATGGTATGTTGAAGATACTGCCAGTTCTTCATTAGGGCGAGCAATAATCTTGCTTAAAGGCTCAAACAAAACAGCTACAAAAGATGACATGAGAAAGGTTGAAAGTGAACCAATTAAGAACATTTATGGCAAGAGTGGCAATTCGCAAGTTATTGAAATGGCACTCAGAAAATCATTTGCAGATGATGCTAAGCCAACAAGCGAACCGACAACTTGGTCAGTCGGTGATGTTGCAGAAGCCTTATCGACCAAACCTAAACAGCAAGAATGCTTACATGGCTTAATGATATTAAAAGAAGGAACTGCTAAAACTGGTAAGCCGTATTTTGGCTATGTTTGCAGCGCACCAAAAGGTGAGCAATGCAATGCTAAGTGGGCAGTTACAGCTGCTAATGGCAGTTGGTTCTTTAGAGAGGAGGAATAAATGGCTGACATGATAATGATTGATGGCTCTGGCTTAACTGCGAAATTTACAGATAACGGAGTTATAGTAGAACCATCAACGATTGTTTGTGATACTTGCAATGATGACAGATTACTTCATGAGGGCGATCTGCTTCGATGCTATTCCTGTCATTCAATCAATCGGATTCCATAGTGCCTAATTACGAATACGCTTGTGATAGAGAGGGGTCAAGTATTGTATTGGATCTTCCGATGCAACACGAAATCCCTCTTTGTCAAGTATGTGGCTTCGAACTGACGCGTGTCTTCACAGCAGTTCCGGCAATCTTTAAGGGAACGGGTTGGGCTGGTAAACATGGTTAATCTAAGCGGTATTACTAAAATTGAAAAAACTGATGAATGGTATACAAAGCCAGAAACAGTTGCGCTCATGTATTCTCTGCTTGAGATACCAATCAATAAAACAGTTATTTGCCCATTCGATACGGACAAGAGTTATTTTGTAATTCAAGGGCAAAAACATAACCACAACATGTTGTTTGGAATGGATAATTGGTTGAGTTCAGAGTATGAATATGACTACCTAATTACGAACCCACCATTCAGCATAAAAGATGATGTTATTGAAAAATGCCTAAAGTCCAAAAAACCATCAGCTTTAGTATTGCCGATAGATGCATTGGGTGGCAAGCGTAGGCACGCTTTGTATTCGCAATATGGCTATCCAACAATTTACATTCCTAGTAAAAGAATCAACTATATTTCAATGAATGGCTTGGAAACTAAAGCAAATCATTTTCACAGCGTTATTCTAATACTCAACGATTCGAAAGGTAGTAGATTGATATGGGAATAAGGTTTAGATGCAATTTCTGTTCAGCCAATTCAGAATTTATCTGGATGGATGGTTATGACACAGCTGATGGCTTTCGCGTATTCCAATGCCTTAAGTGTTGCGCTATTGGCACAAAGAATCTAGCCGAAGCAACTGACACTCAAGAGCCTGTTATCAGATGTAATCAATGTGGATCTTGGCAATTTACAGATCAGAAATGTCATACTTGTGAATTGATTGGGGCTAAGTAATGGATGCTGGATATTGTGAAACTTGGTTGGAAACAGATGACCTACGAATAATGACTTGCCGTCTGACCTGCGGTTATGTTAATTGAAATGAAATCCTATTTGACATATATGATACCCTTAAACGCAAATTCGCTTTCAGAGCGAAAGGGCGATCTGCGAAGCAGAAAGATCGCAAGGTTTGGTTTGGTGATATCTCTGTCTTTAGCAATGACAATAGCCTTTCAAAAGAATGATTCCGATGCTTATGGTAAATACAATACAAACCATTTTAAGCAATATGCATTTATTGAATTGAATGATTTAGATCAGTATTACTGTTTAGAGGAGTTATGGTTCAAAGAAAGTAGATGGAATCCAAAAGCAGACAACCCACGATCTACAGCTTATGGAATACCACAATTGTTAAAACTTAAAGAGCAAAATCCTTTTAGGCAAATTGATATTGGATTACGCTATATTGAGCATAGGTATAATGGCTCAGCATGTAATGCTTTGCAGCATCATAAGATTAAGGGATGGTATTGAGTAAGAGTGCATTAAGAGATAGTGGATCTACTAGACATTGGCGATCAATACGAAGTCGCATTTTGCGTAGGGATCAGTTCATCTGCCAATACTGCAATCAAGAAGCAACAACTGTGGATCATGTAGTTCCTCGTAGGCTTGGAGGAAATGATAGTGATGAGAATTTAGTTGCAAGTTGTCGAAGATGTAATTTATCTAAGGGTGGGCGTTTTTTTGTGAGCACAAGGACACCACCGACCCCCCGTTCCTTTTCTAACCCACAAAACACCTCAATAAGCCACGATCAGACTGGATCAGATTGATCAACCTTGAAACAGGCGAGATAAGCGTAGATCAGGCTTATTCAGGATTAGGAGGTGTGCAAACACCGCGTATTCACTCAAAACTTAATGATTTACCGTCTAAAGGTCAAGACATCATCGATCTTGCTACCGAACTTAAGATTAATCTTATGGAATGGCAAAAATTCGTGTGCATTCATGGTCACAAAATTCGAGCCGATGGTAGATGGGCTCATTCTGAACTGGGATTGATTATGGCACGACAACAAGGTAAGTCCACTTTGATGATGCTCAGGATTTTGACAGGAATGTTTGTGTGGGGCGAAGGCTTACAACTTGCATCAGCTCACAGACTTACAACTTCACTTGAAACATTTAGACAGATTGTTGGCTTAATTGAAACAAATCCCAAGTTGGAAAAAGAAGTAAAGAAAATCCGATGGCAACATGGCGCGGAAGAAATTGAATTATTTGGTAACAGGCGGTTTGTTGTAAAGGCTGCAAACAATGCAGCTAGAGGATTGAGCAAACCTGAAACAATTCACCTTGATGAATTAAGAGAATACAAAGATGAGGATGCTTGGTCATCAATGCGCTACTCAATGATGGCTGCAAAAAATCCGCAGGTATGGATTTATTCCTCAGCTGGTGATCAACATTCCGTAATCCTAAACAAATTGCGTGAGAGGGCGTTGGTTTCAGCTACAACCAACGATCCGATAGGTTGGTTTGAGTGGAGTGCAGAACCCGATGCTCCTATCTTGCTTCCGTCAGGCGAGATGAACTGGAGTGCATTCGCTCAAGCCAACCCATCACTAGGAATAACAATTCATCCAGATAACTTAAAAGCAGTTATCAACGATCCTCCAGATATTGTAAGAACCGAAGTATTGGCTCAATGGGTAGATACGATCAACTCAGCAATTGATGCTCAAAAGTGGGCAATGTGTCAGATAGATGCAATTCCACTAGATCCTGAACAACCTACTTGGCTTGGACTTGATTTGTCGCCTGATAGAAAGTTTGGCGCATTAGTAGCTGCTCAAAGATTATCGGGTGAAAGATTTTATATTCAATTGCTTCATACTTGGTCAAACGATTACAGCTTAAATGATTTAGCGGTTGCAAATGATATTGCGCCTTATGTCAGAAAATACAACACTCAAACTGTTGCTTACAGCAAAAGGACAAGTCAGGCAGTTGCATCAAGGCTAGTTCCTGCCGGCATTCAGGTAACTGACATGGATGGGGCTATTTATGCCGAAAGTTGTGATAGATGGCTAGGAGCAATTAACTCACACAGATTGCAGCATTCTGGACAAGAGGAATTAACACAGCAAACCTTGTCAGCTGCTAAATTGCCATTTGGTGATGGATCTTGGATTATTGGAAGGCGAGCAAGTAGGGTTGCAGTTTGTGCATCAGTCGCCTCAGCATTAGTTACTTATTTTGCGACACAACCTGAAACGGAAATAGATATACAAGTCGGATAATTAGGATATATGGTATATTATGTGCTAATGGGATTATTTGATCGTTTTACCACAAAGCA